ATATAACCATCTACATCAAAGTTGTAAGCAAGTTCTCTTACTTTTCTTTTAGCACGTTGTAAAAATAAAGTTACGTTACCAACTGATATAGCATCTAAATTAGATGAACCATGATTAGATTGTTTTTTAATTAATATATTTGTAGGTGTAATAGCACTATCTGAACCACCACCTGATACAGAAAATTCACCACCTGCTGTACCAATAATTAAAGTTCTAGTTGCTGTCATAAATCTAATTGCATTAACTTGATTAGATGCGATGGTATAAATAATAGCATCGCTATCTGCTACATTGCCACCAATGTTTGCATCCATGTTTTCATAATCTCCAGATTTAGAAAAGAATACTGTTTGGGGTTGGTTAGTTGTTCCTGCAAATACTAATCTTTGTTCAAAGAAAGTAACACAAGCTGGAAATCCTGTTGTGTTAGAAAACGATCCTAGTTGCCAAGCAGTAATAGCATTACTATTCGCCATTGCAGTATCAATAGTAATAACTGCTTCTGTTGTACTATTCACACCTGTAATAACTCCATAACCAGAGTTCATATAAAATTGTCTACCTATATCTGTAGATAAAAAACCAGAACCACCATTAATACCTGTTACCGCAGATGCAGTTAAAGTTCTTCCTGTTCCTGTTGTATGTGTAGAAGGTGTTAAAGTTGTGTCTGTAATATTTGCATCTTGAAATGGTCCTTTAGTAAAAACTACATCTTCTAATGTCCAACTAATATCACCTGTTCTTGATAATTTAGCTGGTGGATGTGCAGGATGACATAAATACATTACATCAGCTGATTGCACAAATTTAATATCAAACAATTCATCTGTTGTATAAGTTGTTGTAATTTCAAAAACTTTGTTTACAATGCCGCCAGATGTATAAGTTGTAAAATTTGTACTGTTAATATTAGTTCCATCTTTATTTGTAAGTTCAAATGTATTTGTTGTTTTGTTTGCAACTAAAAATCTTTTTTCATTTACTTCTGTCATACCTACAACATTTCTAATTTTAACTTCATCGCCATTGCTATAACCATGACCATTAGAAGTAACTACTGCTGGGTTAGCTTTTGTAATTGCTGTTATTGTTTTGTTAGCTTCAAATACTGTACTGCTATCTTTGTAAACTCTTATTTTAAGATTAGAAAACTCAAGCATATAAGTTTGAGTTGTAGAAAATTCAAAAGGCATTAACCTTGCTTTGTTTGCACTATTAGCAACTTCAGCTGCAAAGTTTGTGCCAGACCTTCTTGCTGCTGCACCATGTGGATAGATAATAAAATTTTCTAATTTTGTGCAACCAGAAGAATATTTAGTTAAATCATTACGACCATCTAGTCGTGGTGAAAGTTCGCCACCTGTAAAGTTAGTAAGCTGTACTGCAACTCTTGCCATTTATTAAAACCTTGCGTTAATAAAAGTACTAGCATCTATAGCATCTGTCATTCCAAGATCGGGTGCATTGTTTTGACCTTCAGTTGCATCTACAAACCTAGCATCTCTTAATTTATCTTGAAACAATGTATTCATCTTTTCTGATACTGGATTAGATGATGTAATACCATAAGCAATATCAGCAGCTAAAGCAGCTGATAAAGTTTCTCTTAACAATTCATCGTATTGATTAGGGTCTTCAACTCTTGAAATATATAAAATTTTCATTGTAGAAGTATTGCTTAAGATTTTTCTTCCTTCTACTTTATAGTTTGAATCATAGTCAATGATATAAAGTAATCTTAAACAATCCGCTGGTAATGTGAATTGAGCAGTAAAACCCCATGCTGGAGCTGTTGCGTCTTTTGCCAATGATGTTCTTTTTTGTAAACAGTTCCAAGGATGTGATCTAAAGATTCCATCTCTTACTTGAGTATATCTTGCATTACAAAGTCTAGCATTTTTAGAATCTTCTGTTAATGAAAGTATAGTGGTAGCACCTAGTTGGTTTAATGCTCCATTACAAATGTCTACTACTGATGCCATTGATTATGATTTTTTCTTTTTTGGAAAACCAGCTTTCATATTTGCGTAGGCTTTCTTTGTGATTGTACTTTTAGATTTTGGTCTTGATGTTCCCGCTTTTTTTCTTGCGTTTATATTTCTATATAAGCTCATGTTTCTCCTGTTATGTTTTTACTGTTAGCACTCTAGGCGGTTTCCACTCTCGCTTCCACCGCCTAAAATTTTATTTTATTAATCTACAACGTACATCATAGTTAATTGAATAGTACCAGTACCTGCACTTCCACCCAAAGTAGCTGTAACAGGAAGTCCATCCTTGTTAGCATCTACAATAGAGTTTTCGCCTAATGCAATAGTATTTGCAGCATTTGCAGCACCTGCATTTACAGCAGTAGCAGCAGCTCTATACGCAGCAGCGGCAGCACTTACAGCAGTACCTGCTGCATTTGTGTGTGCAGCATAACCTACTGATAAAGTAGCAGAACCACCTAATCCATCATGTGCTAATCTACCAGAAATGATTCTTGCACCATTTGGTAAATTAAACATTTGGATAACATCACCAGATGCTAGAGAAGCTGCTTCATATTCTGCATGAGCAACTCTTACTCTACCCGCTAGTTCAGTAGTATCTATTTTTTGTGAAGGAACATTTTGGTCCCACTTAGTTTTCTGTATTGAATAAACTGTAGCCATTATATTTCTCCTATTATGCTTCTTGACATACTATACCAAGAACTTTTGCTTGTTCCATTCTAGTAGCACCGATGCTCATACAGTAGTAAACTTGAGTAGCATACGATTTGTCTGCTCTCTCGTCTATTCTTGCATTTACATCTTTACCAATTCCTAGAGTGATACCATCTTGTGCAAAAGCAATACAAGTTCTATCGTTACCTGTTTTGCTAAGTCTATTTGATACAGTAAAGTTAAACCCAAGGAATGAATTTACTTCGCCATTAGCCAATGCTTTTACAGTATTGAAATCTGATGAAGTTACTTCAGTTGTTCCTAAAAGGTTATTGATTTGTTCTGGTCCTACAACAATGTGTCTAGGGATAGAAGGATCAACGCTTGCTAAATCAAAAGTCTGTTTTGCAGTTCTTAATTTTGCGATTGTTAAACCAGCACCACCAGCAGCGATTGCTGTTTGAGCAGCTTCACTTGTTGCACCTGTTTCACCAGTAAAGGCAGTTCCAGTTGCAGCAGCGATGATAACATCATCCATTGCTCTTCCCATTGCCATAGCAGCGGCTTGAGCGTAAGATGAAGTTGGGTCAATTAAAAGACGTACTTTGTCTTGTTGATCTATTAGATCAGCAAACTCATAGTCTGCAAGAGATACTCTTCTTCTTGAGTGAGGAGTGTCTATTTGCGGAGTGTCTGAGTGTCTGCTTACTTTAAGTTGAGCAGTTACTGAACCTACTTGGTCAAAAAAAGCATTTTTTCCAACCACAGATTCAACACGAACTTTGTCTCTTAATAACGATCCCATTTGTTGAGATAACATTTGTATGTTAGCAGAATACTGCTGTACAAATGCTGTAGTTATTTGTGATGACATAATTGTCTCTCCATTTTATTGTTAATATTAAGTTAAACAGAAAGGTTATCCACTTAAAGTAAGTAGGCAATTCTTGGATTTAAAGTCTTTTAGACTAGAAGTCTATTCCTTCTGGTCATTAGGGTTCTTGCGAATTGTCCTACTAATAACCCCTTATATTAATTTTAAAAAAAATACAAGGGGTTAAAATTATTTAACTATTTAACATCTCTCTTAATGTATAAACTTGTTGTACTACTTTATCGTGATCTGGATGTTGTTTGTTCCAGTAAGGTCCATCAGTATTATTAGTAATAGTAGAAATTTCAGATTCAATATCTGCACTTTTACTAGCACTATCGCTTTCTGGTGAAACTATTTTATCTTCAGACATCATAGATGCTATCTTAGCAAAACCTTTAATAAGTTCTGGATGATCTCCTACTCTTATTCCGCTTTTAAGTTCAAGGTCAAGTATATCTGAGTTAATGTTAGCTTTAGCTAATGCTCCAGCTTTTTTAACATTGTTCTCAAATTCTCTACCCCATTCTTGTCTTAACTCTTGTTCAGCTTGTACTTGAGCAGTTTCTGTATCAACTTTACTTTGTTGAGCAGTTCCTTCCATACTGTTTTTATAAAACTCTAAAACACCTTGAGCTTGTTTATTACTTAAACCTAGCTTGTGTGCATTTTCTGCAAATTGTTTTACAGCTCCATTATCTAATGGAACAATATCAGATTTAACATCAAGTGAATATTTATCAGCAGATTCTGGTCTACCTGTTTTATCATAAAATTCATTCCATTGATCTTCAGTTGAATTTTTATTTGGTAAAGCAACCTTGTCTTGTCCAATCATTTTAGTTGCATTGATATATGATTTTGCAAGTGCATCTATCTCTGTAAACTTTTCTATGTTGGGGTCTTGTCTAAACTCTTCAGAAATTGCTTCCTTCCAAGATGTAGCGACTTTAGGTTGTTCTGTTGTTGGTGATATAATCGTATCTGTTTTTGCAACATTAGCTATTGTTGCCGGTGTTTCTGTAGTTGTTGTCTGTTCTACAGGCGAAGCTGTTTGCTCCGTTATCTGTTCTGATGACATATTTATTTATCCTTTTCATTTTGTAGCATTGCTTTTATAAATAGAAGGATGCTACGTTGACCTTCCATATATGCACTTTCATGGCTATCACCTTTTACATTAGTAGTAGTATGATGGTGGCATCTCTTTTCTAAATCAGACATAACTGATTTACCTTCGTCTGTATTAAATATGTAGTGATAGTTTTTTTTTAAACCTTCAACATATTTTGTAAAATCTTTTTCTTTATCTTTTGCTTGACCCATTTTTATTCTTCAGCATTTACAATAGC